TATTTAGAAAAAGAATTAAATAAAGTTCCAAGAGTAATTTATATAGGATAATATGGCGTTATTTGGAGGTCAAAGAGATATAAGTCTATTTAGACATGTTAATAGAGAATTAATGGGTAACATTATCTCTCAGGAATGTGTTTACTATAAATTTAAATTAGATGAAACCAAAGTCAACATCTATGGAGAAGCTGCTGAATCCAAATATTATTTTAGGGGTGTTATACTCAGTTGTTTAGTTCAAAGATCCCCACAATCCTACCCAGATGATGAATTTGGTGTACAATATTATCAAAACATTGATTTTCGTTTTTTACGTGATGATTTACTACAAAGAAATCTTGATTTTAATAAAGACTTTGATCAAGGAGATTATTTTGGAGCTGATTTAGTTCCTGAAGTAGGCGACATTATCTACTATTATGGTGGGTATTATGAAGTTGATGATATTATAGCAAATCAATATTTTGTAGGCAAAGATCCTGATTATGATTACGCTGAAAATCCAATAAATCCAGGGTTACAAAACTTTGGTAGTGATTTATCTATTATATGTAAAACTCATTACACCCCTGTTGATAAAGTACAATTAGAGAAAGGAAGAATAAATGGCTAAAAATTATAGAAAACCAGTACCTAAATCTCAAAAAGAGATATCAAAGGGATTACAAACACCCTATGATGCTAAAATGGGTAACCCTAATGATGCTAAGGAAGGTTCTCAATTTCCACCAACAAATGAAGCTAATGTTCCTTTCAATAGGTCAACTAAAATGTCTTTTAAAGATGATGAAACTAAACCATTTGTAGTTAGTATAAAAGATATTGATGAATCTATAATGTATTATTTTAATAATGTTATTAGACCTTATGTAATACAAAATGGAGAAAGAATAGCAGTTCCTATTATATATGGTTCACCTGAAAGATGGAAATCAGTTCAAAAAGATGGTTATTATAGAGATAAAAAAGGAGCTATAATGAATCCCATTTTAATGTTTAAAAGAGATTCAATTGAAAAAAACAGAACATTATCAAGAAAATTAGATGCAAACCATCCTAATTTATATACTTCTTGGCAAAAATCTTATAATACTAAAAATTTCTATAGTAATTTTAATTTATTAAACAATAGAATTCCTACTAAACAATTTATAGCTAATGTTGTTCCTGATTATGTTAATATAACCTATAGTTGTATAGTCCAAACCTACTATGTAGAACAATTAAATAAAATAGTTGAAGCAATAAATTATGCCTCTGATTCATATTGGGGTAACCCAGAAAGATTTAAATTTAGGGCTAGTATAGACAATTTTGCTATTGTAACTGAATTACAACAAAGTCAAGAAAGATTAGTTAGAAGTACATTTCAAATTAAAACATATGGGTATATAGTCCCTGATGTTGTTCAGAAAGATACTAAAGCTATAAAGAAATATAATGATAAATCCAAAGTAATTTTTCAAATAGAAACAACTTCAGATCCAAATAGATATGAAGCAAACCCAACTACTACAGATGATGGTAGAAGTAGGGATACTCAAGGAGGAGGAAGTGTAACTTTAACATCTCCACCTGTTTCTTTTCCATCATCACCAGCAACTCCTGCTTTAATTTCATTAAATGATTTACCAACATCCGATCCGGGTGTATCAGGTGTATTATGGAATAATGGAGGGGTTCCAACTATATCAACTGGGTAATATTTATAATAAAAAAATTAAATGGCAAATGTTAGATTTTTAGATCAGGTATCAGTAAGTGCTTTTGGAAATACAGGAGATGGGGGAGGTTCTTCTATTTCTTCTTCTTACGCTGAAACAGCATCATTTGCTCAAAGTGGAGATGGAAATTTTAGTGGTTCATTTTCAGGATCATTTCAAGGTGATGGTTCTAATTTAACAGGTGTAGGGGCATTTCCATTTTCAGGATCTGCAGTAATAACAGGATCATTAATAATTTCAGGAAGTCAACCTAGTGGTTTTACCCCTGTAGAAAAATTAGATTTAGGTAGATATTATTTTAAAACTAAAAATTCCTTTGACATCGGACTTTTAGGAAGTTTTGGTGGTGAACTTATAATTAGCTCCTCAGATTTTGATTATAAAACCCCTATGGTAGTATTAGATAGGACCTCAAACCCATTGGGTCCTGAATTAGGAACAGATCTTTGGGCTAAAAACAATTTATTCGTTGGAGGGGGTACTTATGTTAATGGTATAATTAACACCCTATTTTCAGTAACAGGTTCAGGACAAACGGGACAAGGTGGTGTAATTAATTTAGGTAACCCATATAATATTTCTCCAACTAATAATGTTATAAACTTACATGGTCATTTAACAGCATCAGCAGGTGTAAACATAAGCGCAAGTGCAACCTCAACAGCATCATTCGGAACATATTTAGGTGATGGTTCTAATTTAACAGGAATAGTAACAGATCCATTTCCTTATACAGGATCTGCTCTTATATCAGGGTCATTAAACTTAACAGGGTCATTAAGTGTAAATAGTGGAATAATAAATTTATCATCAACACCTACTTCCCCAGGTGTAAATTCACAAGTAAATATAGGTGCAGATTCTGATACATCTATTAAAGTTTTAAAAGTATATTCAAATGCGGGTTATGTAGAGATTGGTCCTCAAAATGCTAGTTTCTCCCATTTCTATACAGATAGAGCTAAATATTATTTCAATAAACCCCTTCAAGTAGCAGGTGAAGTAATGAGTCATACTGATCAAGATTTAGTATTAGGAAGTAGAGGAGGAACTAGTGATACAATTACCATAGGTACTAATGATATTATATTTGAACTAAATAATAATAATATATTCTACATGACCACAGGTAGTTCAGGTTTAGATTCAATATTAAGTGGTAGTGCAACATCAACAGCATCCTTTGGAACATATTTAGGTGATGGTTCACAATTAACAGGTATTTCAACTACACCATTTCCATTTTCAGGTTCAGCAGTAATAACAGGAAGTTTAGTAGTATCAGGGTCAAGCAAACCCCTAGAAGTAATTGGAAGTGGCTCAACAGTATTTAGTATACAAGGTAGTTTAGGAGAATTATTTGCTATAGATGATCAATTATCAGGTTCATTACTAGTTGTAAATAATATTTCAGGTTTACCTCAATTTGAAGTATTTTCAGATGGTAGAACTTTAATAGGAGCAGACCCTCGTTCATTATACACTACTGCGATTATAAATGCAACATCATTAGCTACCTCACAGTCTATATATTCACTAAGTACTAGCTCATATGACGGTGTATTCTTTGATTACACGGTAACATCCGCATCAAATGCACGAGCAGGAAACATAATGTCAATATGGAATGGAGGAAATTTAGTTTACACAGAAAATACTACAACCGATATAGGATCAACAACAGGAGTTACATTTAATGTAGAAATTTCACAATCACAAGCCCAACTTATTTCAGTAACAGATACTGAAGGATGGAAAATTAAAACAACTATAAGATCAATATAATGTTATGTCGTTACAAAGAGGACCAAAAATAGTAACTGAAGGGTTAATATTTTATGTAGATGCTGCTAATCCAAAATCATATGTAAGTGGTAGTACTACAACAAATAATCTAACTAACACAGATGAAATTGGAAATTTAATAAACAATACAGGTTTTTCCACAGACAATCAAGGAACTTGGGTATTTGATGGTGTTGATGATTATATAACATTTGGGGATCTAACATCCATAAACCCTGAATTAAATAGTTTTACTTGTAATATATTTTTTAAAATAGACCCTACTACCTTAACAACTAATGTAATCTCAACTAAAGGAAGTAGTTCATCTAATTTAATTGGTTGGGCGATATTTTATGGAGATGTAAATGGGGTAATAGAAATTAGATGTAATGGGAATAATGGTTTAAGTCAAAGAGCTGGTCAATATATACCTATAAATGAAAACCAAATTTATATGGTTAGTTTAGTTATTAACCGAACTGATAATACAATAAAAGGTTATTTAAATGGTAGTAATAATAATTGGGATGATGGTAATTTTGGTGGAAGTTATACTACTAACTCTATTACAGGATTTAATTCAATAATATCTCCAGATGACTTTTTTATTGGAAGAAGAAGTAATATTGGTGCTCCTTTACCTATGCTTGGTAACATTTATTTAGTTAATTGTTACAATAGGGCTTTATCAGAAGAAGAAATTTTACAAAACTATAATACATTAAAAGGGAGGTTTGGATTATGAGCGGACGAGTAGGACCATTACCACCTTCATTCAACAACACATATTCGTTAGCATTTGATGGTGTAGATGATTTCTTAAATACAGGTGCAATTGATTTAGGGGAAACTAATACCATTTCTTTTTGGTTTAAAAACAATTCAGCTAATACAGGTAATGGAGTCATTGGTGATGCTGATAACATTGTAGTATATT